TATGGTGGTTACTACCGCCGCTGGCGTGACTAGCACCATCGCAATCGGTGACGGCTCTGCCGCCGCTGGTTACTTGGCTGCAACTTCAGCGAACGCAACTGGTACTTCCGGTGGTGTTCCTGTGTTGTCGTCTGGCGCTTTTGCTCCTACCTTGAGTGGTGGCAAAGTGTACGCTGCTGCTGACACTATCGACATTACGATTGGTACTGCTGTACCAGCCGCTGCTGTTGTGCGTGTCTTTGCATTGTTCACAGACATCAACTAAAAGTCGGGGGGCTTCGGCCCCCCTTCTTATGTAGGAGAACGAAATGGCGAATGTAACTGCGGTACATAGAGAAACAACGGGGACTCTTGTCACCGGACGGTATCAGATGCGTGGGCATCAAAGCGTAGGTGGCGGTACTGCTGGCGATATTATTTATCGTGACGGCGGCGCATCCGGGACAATTAAATTCCAATTCAACATTGGTGGCGGTACACAACCTATCGGGTTGTCGTTTCCTGACGATGGCATTTTGTTTTTGACAGATGTCCATGTCACATTACCTACCAGTGCTAAAACTACTGTCTTTGTGCAGAGCGTGTAATGGCTACCAAAGACTCCCGACTTGAGCGTGCTGGGGTATCAGGCTATAACCAGCCTAAGCGTACTCCGGGTCACCCGACTAAAAGTCACGTTGTTGTGGCAAAGTCTGGCACTGAAGTGAAGACAATTCGCTTCGGGCAACAGGGTGTCAAGGGCGCTGGGGCGAATCCTACAACTGCGTCTGAAAAAGCCCGCAAGAAAAGTTTTGAGGCACGGCACGCTAAAAATATTGCCAAAGGCAAAATGTCTGCGGCATACTGGGCGGATAAAGTGAAATGGTAACCAAGACCAAATCCAAGGTGAACGCCGCTGGCAACTACACTAAACCTGAGTTGCGCAAGCGTTTGTTCAACCAGATTAAAGCAGCGAGTGTGCAAGGTACTGCTGCTGGTCAGTGGTCAGCCCGCAAGGCTCAGTTGTTGGCGAAGAAGTATAAAGATGCTGGCGGGGGGTACAAAGATTGAAAGCCCCTCAGAAATCACTCAAAGACTGGACTGCGCAAGAGTGGCGCACTAAAAGTGGTAAGCCGTCGTCAAAGACAGGTGAGCGTTATTTACCTGAGGCGGCTATTAAAGCGTTGACCCCCGCAGAGTATGCTGCTACATCTAAAGCAAAGCGTGCAGGAAAAGCAAAAGGTCAACAGTTTGTAAAACAGCCCGCTAAAATAGCGGCTAAGACAGCAAAGTATAGATAGGAGAATTGCATGGCACGATTTCTACGAAACAAAAATGATGGCTTCATCTACGACTGGAGTCCTATCCTTGCAGAGAATCCTCTGTGTGAGGAAGTGACTGAGGAAGAAGCCTTCCCTGAAAAGTTCATCCCTAAGAAACAAAAGGGTCGCAAGACTGGATTGACTTTGGAAACTGAAAGCGTTCCTGAGGAACCTGAGTACGTGAACGAAGACGTTAATGCTGACGCATCTAAGGACTTACCCTAATGAAACTGTCTGCTGTACTTACTGAAGTTCGCAGAATCCTTCAGGACAATGCTGCCCCATATCGCTACAGCGATACGGTGTTACTGGGCTTCGCCAATCAAGCGTTGAAGCGTATGGCTGTGTTGCGTCCTGACCTTTTTGCGTACATCGGGACAGTTACATGTACAGCAAACGCAGTTATTCAGTCAGCCCCATCGGACTCTATCCGTATCATGGAAGTCTTCCAAGTACAGGGCGGTAACGGTGTGACTGAGGTCAACCGTGACTCACTGGATGAGACCTACCCCGGCTGGATGAATGATGCGGCTGGAGCCTGTGTAAATTGGATGCGGCATGTCCGCAACCCCAATCGCTTTTTCATCTATCCTAAAGCCCCCGCTGGGCAGGTGTTGATTACAGAGTATTCCCAAGTACCCCCAGACTATGCGGCTGACGCAGATGTGGCTTTGCTGCCAGATGCTTACTTCCCCGTTGTTGTTGACGGCACTATCTTCTTGGCAGAATCCGTAGACAACGAGCATGTGAACTCCAACCGTGCCCAGTTGTTCCAACAAACCTTTACTCAGGCTCTCGGCGTAAACGCTCAGTCTCGGACATTGACCGACACTGAGGAAGCCGGACTTGACCCTAAACAGGTGATTTAATGGCTACTCGCACATTCCTCTCTCTCGCTCAACGATTGACACCGAGTGTGCCCGGATGCCCGCAGCCTGTCATTGAGCAATATGTTCGTGATGCAGCCATCGAGGTGTGCGAACGCACGCTGGCATGGCGGTATCAGCAACCTACAATCCGGTTGACTCCGGGTGTCTATGAGTATCCTTACACCAACCCAGCACAGGCTGAGGTTCATGCGTTCTTGACAGTCTCCGTTAACGGAGAAAAGATTGAACCTGCGACGCTTGAGGATGTCCATAGACAGTATCCTGATTGGCCTAGCACCGACCCTGCAAAGCAGTCTGACCCACGCTATGTGTTCCAGTTGGACGCAGATAACTTTGCATTGGCCCCCATCCCAGACGCTTCGGTTAATTACGACCTTGCAATGATTGTGGCGTTGAAGCCTATCCGCACTTCCACTGGAATGGACAAGACTGTTTTTGATGACCTAGAGAACGTCATCATGCACGGTGCACTGCAACATTTACTTGTACTGCCCAATAAAAATTGGTCTGACCGCGAGTTGGCGGCGTATCATTCTAAGCAGTACTTATCTAAAACCGTAGAGCGTAGAGCACGAGCAAATCTAGGCGCAGGTCGAGCCTCGATGTCAGTGCAGATGCGCCCATTTGCATGAGGTTCATATGGCAGCAGATGTCATCCGATTAGTAGCAGGCGACGAAAAACCGCTTATTGTCCTTACGCTGACGGACGACATTACTGGCACGCCCATTGATTTGTCACTCTCGACAACTGTTGTCACGGTAAAGTTTCGCAAGGCTGGTACAACCACTCTACTTTCCACAATATCTTGCACGAAGTTGAGCGGTGGCACAACCGGTCAAGTGCAGTTTGGATTCTCCGGTGGTGTGCTTGATGTAGACCCCGGCATGTATGAAGGTGAAGTTGTTATTAACTTTAACGGAGACAACCAGACTGTGTTTGAAACTCTCCGCTTCACAGTGAGGGATAACTTCTAATGGCAAATATTCGCGTCTCCTACGCACTGACTACATCACTGGTGGTTGCGGTTTCGACCGTGACTATCGGTATGTCGGCTGCTGGCGGCGCGACTGTTACGGCTCGTCCGCAACAAGATATTCAAATCAGTGCCTTTGTTGTCCCAATGGAGTACTTGGAAGAACAGACAGTTATCATGTCTGACTTCCGCAGTTTGACTCTTGGAAAAGGTATTGTTGACCCAACAGATTCTGTAGTATCAGCAGAACAGATTACTTTCCAACCCGGCCTTGTGCTCACTGACTCGGTCACGATGTACGATGTGGTCTACAAGGATGTAACCGAGGTTGTTGACTATGACCGCAACGATGCCGATGTTGACCCAGACCCAGTTACTGCGTCTGACACATCTACCCGTAGTGTAGGGAAAACCCTTACTGATTCTGCTACGGCGTCTGACTCTGCGCCTGTGTTTGCGCAGAACAAAACAACAACGGACGCAGTTACTGCGGCTGACACAGTCAATACCAAACATGTTGGTAAGACCCTAACGGACACTGCTACAGCATCCGACGCGTCGCCAGTGTTTAACGCGGCTAAAGTTGTTGCTGATAGTGTGTCGATAGTAGAAGCAGCAGCGCTTAACGTAAGTAAGAGTGGAATTGCGGATACTGCTACTGCTACAGACTCCTCGTCACTGCAACCTAGCCTTGCCAAGACTGACTCGGTCACTGCGGCGGACACACTGAATTCATTCAATATAGGTAAAAACCCTAGTGATTCAGTTACCGCTTCTGATACGGTGAACTCGTTTGCCATTCAGACCGTATTGACAGACTCAGTCACCATAACCGATGTAGTCTACAAAGACTTCACCGAGATGGTGGACTACGACCGCAACGATGCGGATGTTGACCCAGACCCGGTCACTGTTGCAGATGTATCTATACGCTCTATTAGTCCAGTCTACACAGATAGTGTGACTATGGCGGATGCGTTAGCCAAAGTCAGCAGTAAAGTTTTGACAGATTCAGCAACTGCTGCGGACTCAGTTTCGATACTACTCATACCCGGTGCCACAACACCGCTTTATGACTTTGCTTTTGCTTCTGATGAGAAGTTTACGTACCAGTGGACACTCGGTACAATTAACTCTCATCTGATTCACCAACCCCTTGTAAACGGTGAATTTGTACTGACAACTAACCCCAATGCTGGTATCGTGTATACGATGCGCACGGAGTCGGTTGAGTACACGTACAACGGTTACGGACTCAATGGAAACCAACTCAACTAAGGAGTGAATTATGTTTAACGATAGCATTAAGATGAAGGGCAGACTGAACATTGTTCTCACTGGCCCAGACGGAGAGGTAAAAGAACAACACGAAGTTGACAATCTGGTTGTCACCGTGGGTAAAAATTTTATTGCCTCTCGCATGAAGGATACCACTGATACCGCCATGAGTCATATGGAAGTTGGTACTGGTTCAACTGCTGCTGCGGTAGGCGACACAGCCCTAGGTGCAGCCGTAGCAAGTTCACGAGTTTCGTTGACCTCAACTACTGTATCTACTAACTCTGTTGCGTATGTTGCTACATTCCCAGCAGGCACTGGTACTGGTGCATTGACTGAAGCAGGTATCTTCAATGCTTCTTCTTCTGGCACTATGCTTTGCCGTACTGTGTTCTCAGTCATCAACAAGGGCGCAGCGGATACGCTCGGTATTACTTGGACTGTGACTGTTAACTAAGGAGTCTGGGAATGGGTATCAAACTCTCAAATAACGCCAATGCTACGCTGGCTGCTGGTATTAACAGCAGCGCGACTAGCATTACGGTGACATCGGGGCAGGGTGCTCGGTTCCCAACTCTGAGTGCGGGCGATTATTTTTACGCGACTCTAGTTGATACCTCCAACAACTTGGAGATTGTCAAGTGTACGGCTCGCTCAACTGATGTGTTAACAGTAGTGCGTGCACAAGAGTCAACAACTGCTCGTGCGTATAGTGCTGGTGACCGCATTGAGATTCGCCTTACTGCACAGACGTTCGTTGATGCTACATCTGTTTACGACATACTTACTGCGTCTACAGGGTATTTTGATTTACCTAGTGGCACAACTGCCGAACGTCCCGGTTCCCCCGTTGAAGGGATGATAAGACATAACACTAGTTTAGACACGCTTGAGTTTTATGATTCTGGTGCGTGGAAAACTGTTAATCTTTCATATACTGTTGAGTACCTTGTTATTGCTGGCGGCGGTGGCGGCGGAGGTGTTGTCGCGGGTGGCGGTGGCGCTGGTGGTTATCGCTCATCCGTAGTTGGCGAATCTTCTGGCGGCGGTTCATCTGCCGAGTCCGCGATTACTCTTGTTTCCAGTACTTCATATGTCGTTACAATTGGCGCAGGTGGGGCTGGCGGTATCGGGTATGACAATGGGGCTTCGGAGCGGGGCGCTCAAGGAAGTAATTCTGTCTTTGGTTTAATAACTTCTACTGGCGGTGGCGCGGGTGGCGGAAACTACACTGTTAGCGGCGCTTTTGGTGGTTCTGGTGGTTCTGGTGGTGGAGGGGGTGCGCAATCCAGCGGGAGTAGTGTTGGTGGCTCCGCCACTTCTGGTCAGGGTTATGCTGGCGGCTCAGGTAATGGAACAAACACTGGCGCGGGCGGTGGTGGCGCTGGCGCTGTTGGTGGAAATGGTGGCCCTAATGGTTCTTCTGCTGGCAATGGCGGCACTGGAGTTGCATCTAGTATTACTGGGTCATCAGTAACTCGCGCAGGTGGCGGAGGAGGCGGTGGACGCGGAAATGTCACCCCAAATAATCCCGCTGGTTCAGGCGGCGCTGGTGGTGGTGGCGCTGGCTCTTTAAATTCAGCCCTCGCAACTGCTGGCACGGCAAATACTGGCGGCGGCGGCGGCGGCGCTGGTTTTAATACGGTCTCGAGTAGCGTTCTGGGTGGCGCTGGTGGTTCTGGTATCGTAATTCTTCGCTACCTTGGCGCTCAACGTGGCACAGGCGGTACGGTCACATCGTCTGGCGGATACACCATCCACACATTTACATCGTCCGGCACGTTTACAGCATAAGGAGAAATTGAATGGCACATTTTGCAAAAGTTGTTGATGGCGTCGTTACACAAGTGATTGTGGCGGAGCCTGAGTTTTTTAATACGTTCGTGGACTCTAGTCCCGGGCAATGGATTCAGACCAGTTACAACACTCATGGCGGTGTTCATGCTAATGGTGGTACGCCTTTGCGTAAGAACTATGCAGGCATTGGGTATACCTATGATGCAGGTCGTGATGCGTTTATTCCACCGAAGCCATACAGCAAGTGGGTTCTGAATGAGCAATCATGCTTGTGGGAAGCCCCGACGCAATACCCTAACGATGGCAAGCGTTATTCATGGGACGACGCTGCTGGTAACTGGGTCGAAGTGCCTGAGACTGAAGGACAGTAATCATGGGAATTAAAGTCACCAACAATGCGTATGGCGTACTGAACGCCAGTATCAATAGTTCCGCAACTACGATTGTGTTGAACTCTGGCGAAGGAGCACGGTTTCCTACGCTGAGCGCTGGTGACTATTTCTACGCTACGCTGATTGACACCTCGAACAACCTTGAGATTGTCAAGGTTACAGCACGTAGTACAGACACAATGACGGTTGTGCGTGGGCAGGATGGCACATCTGCCAGAGCCTATTCCGCAAGCGACCGTTTTGAACTCCGCCCAACGGCGGCTCTTTTCACAGAATTTGCCGACAGAGCGACGACTGGTAAAGCCATCGCTATGGCAATCGTTTTCGGAGGATAAATTATGGCAGCCCCAAATATCGTCAACGTAGCAACCATCACAGGAAAAACGGCGGTACAGGCTGTCGGTACTTCTGCAACTGCGATTGTCACTAACGCAGGTAGCAGCGGTAAAGTTTTTAAAGTCAATGCGCTATACGTAGCCAACGTAGATGGTACTACTGCGGCAGACATTACAGTGGATTTGTTCCGCTCATCGACTGCTTACCCGATTGTTTCAACAGTGCAAGTACCTGCTGACGCAACACTTGATTTGATGTCCAAAGCAATCTACCTAGAGGAAGGTGATTCACTCCGTTGTACAGCCAGTGCGTCTGGTGATTTGACAGCGGTGTGCTCTTATGAGGAGATTTCGTAATGGGTACTTCTACTTCAGGTATCTGGACAGCACGACAAGTTCGTGATGGTAAGGGGGACTCAGATTACCCTCGGGTATATCAAGCGGACATTCTTATTGTTGCTGGTGGTGGAGGTGGTGGTGCACATGCTTCAGGATATACTGGAGGCGGTGGCGGCGCTGGCGGTTGTGTTCAAACATCTGACTTTTTTACCCCCTTTACAACTCACACAGTGACTATTGGCGGCGGCGGCACGGGTGCTACAGCGTCTACAGGCAATACTGGCGCAAATGGCGCAAATACAGTATTTGGAAGCCTTACAACTGCTGTAGGTGGCGGTGGCGGTGGCGGTGCAACTCCGGGTAGTACAGGAAAAACAGGCGCTACAGGTGGCTCTGGCGGCGGTGGCGGTAGCGGCGGTGGAAGTCCGGGTGCTGGGGGTTCTGGCGGTGCTAGTACGGCTGGTCAAGGTAATAACGGTGGTACAGCGCAAAACCATAACAGTAACGATAACAATATTGCTACAGGTGGCGGTGGCGGCGCTGGTGCTGTTGGCGGTAACGGCAGCGGTGGAACGGCTGGTAGTGGCGGCGCTGGACTTAACTGGCAGGGTCTTGGTACTTTTTACGCAGGCGGCGGCGGCGGTTCTTCATATAACACCGGTAATTTTGGCTCGGGCGGTTCGGGCGTTGGAGGTAATGGGGCTAACTTTACATCCGGTACTTCGTCTGGTAACGGAACGGCTAACCGAGGCGGTGGCGGTGGCGGTGGCGCTTCTAATAACGGTGGTTCAGGTGGTTCTGGTGTTGTAATTGTGCGTTATGCTGGCTCTCAGCGTGGCACTGGCGGTACTGTAACTTCCGTAGGCGGGTATACCTACCATACCTTTACATCATCTGGAACGTACGTAGCATGATGGACACCAAACGCTCCCCTCTCGTAATGTTCCCCAACGGTGCGCTTGCCCGTTGCGAAGTCGTGCCTGAGGACTGCGTGTTAGTCATCGAGCCTCTGCCCGAAGAACAAGATTTCCCAATAATCATTGACCAAACCGAGGCAGTTAAGGAGGCCGAGAATGGCAACAACGCATGAATTAGAAGTTCAACTTACCTCGCATGAGGCCGTGTGCGCAGAGCGTTACACGACCTTTATACAGAGGGTTGACCGACTGGAAGGACTACTACTCAAAGCAACTGGTGCTTTGATTGTAGGTATGGCTGGAATCATCGTAACAATCTTAATCAAAGGAGTTTGACATGCCTATCACACTACGTCGTAAGACACTGGACGAAATGAAGAAAGACGCTGTTTCGGGTAATTCCGGAGAAGGCTACAAAAAAGGTGGTATGGTCAAAAAGCCTGCGGCGAAAAAACCTATGGGTTACGCTAAAGGTGGTATGGCTTTTAAACCGTGTGCTGGTTGCCCTAACGCTGCTAAGTGCAAAGCGATGGGTAAGTGCATGGCTAAATCGAAGAAGTGAGTATCGGCCTTGAGGCCGGAGTATGGTTGACCCAATCACAGCCTTTGCCGCAGCACAAGCCGCCGTTGCTGGAGTTAAAGCCGCCGTCAGTTTGTACAAAGATGCCAAGGCTGTGGGTAAGGATGTTGGGTCGATAGCCAGCGAAATTACTCATGGACTTGGTAAGTTTTTTGAAGCGCAAGAAGCAGTTTGTAAAGCAGGCCAAGACATTGAAGGTAAGGTTATAAAAACAAAGTCTGTCGATATGCAGGCATTTGAGAATGTAATGCGTGTCAGACAACTTCAGGAGTATGAGCGGGAATTAAAAGAACTTCTGATTTACCACACACCAATGGCGGGGGTGTGGGAAGACTTTCAGTTAGAGCGGCAAAGGATTCGAGAAAAGAAAGCAGAAGAAGATGCACAGCAAAGAAGGTTAGAAGCGAAGCAAAGAAAACTGAGGCAAGAGTTTGAAGAAAAAATCGTGCTGTACGGAGTAATTTTTGGGTCAGTTTTGTTTGCTGTGTCTGTTATAAGTTACATGTTTTATTGGATTGCTGAACAATCTGGAAGGTAAAGGAACAAACAAAAAGTCATGAGTAATGAATTAGCCGCAAGTGCAAAACTTGCAGTCAAGGGAATTCGTGAAGGTCTTGAGG